CCAGGCAAACCCACTTCTTCATGATCAGCCCTCCTTCGTTTCGTCGTCCTTGTCCTCGGTTTGTTCTTCGATCCCGACCGCGCCGTCGCTGCGCTTGCGGAGCCTTTCCAGCGTGTCCAGTAAACCCTTGGGGAAGGGCACGCCCATGGCGCTCGCATTCTCGATGATCGACATGCCCTCATTTGCGGCATAAAACCCGATGGCCGCAATCCGGCACACGCCGTCCGTTCCAATGAGCCGGTCCAGCATCGTGGCCACCATGACGATCACCAGCATCATCAGCTTCTTGGTGATGCCCCGGTACGCCACACAACTGAGGAACCGCCCGTTCTCGGTCTTGGTACTGCGCCCCACCAGCGCGCAGATGATCCCGGTCACATAGTCCAGCCCCATGGCAATGAACATGAGGCCCAGCGCCGCGTCCCACCCGCCCAGCAGGTACGCAATCCACGTACCCACCGCACCAACCGCGGCACAAATCCAGCGCCATACAGCGTCCATCGTTTCAACACCCCGCTCTGTTTTCATTCGGTCTTGGCGGCCATCGCCACCCTCCGCGCCTCCGCCAGCGCCTCCCACGTTTTCTGGCCAACGATGCCGTCCACCGTCAGCCCCTGCGCCTGTTGGAACGCCCGCACCGCAGCGTTGGTCGCCGGGCCGAACTCCCCATCGACCTGCAGCCCTGCGCCCAGATCACCAAGCCACCCTTGCAGCCGCCGCACAGCGCCGCCAAGGCAGCCCTGCTTCACGGTGTAGTACTCGCTCGTGTCGATGCCCGCCACAGCCGTGGCGGCCTCCTGCGCGCCCGTGGCGGCGGGCTGCGCAGCCTCCGCCGTCAGGCCCAGCGCCGCCATCTGCGCATCGCTTAGGCCGTAGTCCACCCAGCAGCTCAGGCCGATGTAGTTTACGCCGCCATTAGGTACCGTCTTGGTACCCTTGAAGTTCGTGCTCTCGCACACGCCGCCTCGGCTCTGCGAGGAATGGATGGCGCGGCCGCCCCCCAGATACACGTACACGTGGTTGGCATCACCCAGCCCGTCGCCCCGGTACTTGGCCGGGGTCGCTTCGCTCTCCGGCTCCACGATGAACAGCAGCGCCCCGCCCGGCACCGCGCCCAGCCGTTTCACGCATTCCTCCGGCGTGCCGCGCCAATCGCAGGCGCGGAAGTGCGCGTTGCTACCCGCCAGATTGCATGCCTTGGCAGGGATGCCGCACTCGATCAGCAGCGCCTCCACCAGCGCCTGACAGTCCATCTCCGCATAAGAGATGGGCGTGATTTGCACCGCTCGGAGCATTGCCTCGCCCGCCGCGATCAGCGCGGCATTGGTGATCTTGGTCGCCATGAAACCCCTCCTTAACCCATTGGAAAGGGCGGGCCATGCAGCCCGCCCGCTTATGTTGCCTGTGCTGCCGTCCCGCGCCCTACACCTCCAGCGATATCCGCTGCACGATCACCGTCGATGCCTGCGCCATTACGCCCACTTTGTAGTTGTTCGTCAGGTTGGACAGGTCAATCTCCACATCCTTGATCCCGGTGGTGGTATGCCTGACAAACCAGCTCAGGCCGCCCGGCGCGAAGCTTTCAAAGTTGCTCGCCATATCAACACCGCAGTACACACCCAGGCTGGCGTTAACCGCAGTGATGTTAATCCTGAACCGCGCCTTTTTGTATCGTTTGTCCGCAGTCAGCTCGATGGCGGTCGGCGTCACAATGCAGGCATTGCGAGCGGTTGTGTTGGTGTAGGTGAGCTGCGGCACACCGTCCACCAGCGACACGATGCCATAGGTGCCCACGACCGTCTTCATGGGCTGGCGCATCTTTCCATCCCAGATCAGGTCATCCACCACGCGCTTCCAGCCCAGCGCGGCGCTGTAGGTGTAGGCCTGCATGCGCGTCCGGATAAACCCTCCGGCTGCCAGCCGATCGACACCGTACAGATACCCGCCCGCCATGCCGCTGCGCGTGATCGCCTTGGGGATATCCGTGTTGTAGCTGCCAAACAGCGGTACATAATCCGGCGACTTGCCTGTCAAGCCGCTGTCCACAGCCACGCGCGGAAGCGTTACGGGTGAAGATGTGACCACCGCAATCGCACCGTTCGGCGCGGAAGCGGGCAACGCCGCCTCACTGGCGACCTGATAAAACATATAATCCGGCGATACTTCCGCTATGCCCCTGCGGGTAATCAGCGCTTGTGCCATTTACTTCACCGCCTTCAGCACAACGTTCAGGTCAACCAGCGGCTTGTAGTCGTAGCAGGTCAGCTTCACCGTGCCCGCCGTGATATCCAAGCGGTTCACATAGCTCCACGCCTGCAGCTGAGCGCGCGCCGAATGCACCGGTTCGTCCAGCACCACATCCGCATCCAGCCTGCTTTCCACCACGCCCGCCACGCTCACCGTGGCTTCGTACCGGTCGCCCATATCGCCGGATGCCAGCGCCCATGCGGAGGCGGGCACCGTAAACTGATACGTTTTCTGGCGGTATTCGTTGAGCAGGTTCATGAGGTTGCCGTACTCATCGCCGCTCAGCGTAGTTTCAAGCTCCGTAAACCAGCCCACGAACTCCGCCTGCTCCTCCGTGCGCAGCACGCGCAGGGCTTCCCGCTGCTGGGCCAGCAACGCGGCAAGGCTGCTGGGGATCAGCGGCGCGGCCATCACCCGTTCGTCGGTGATCACGTTCTGCCCGATGCTAACCGCGCTGTTGCTCACCAGTATTTGCGCCAGCGGGAGGTCAAACCCGTCTGCGTCGTCCTGGAGCGCAGGCGCGACCGGCGTGCTGGCCGGTTCGCCTTGCAGGTACACGATGGCCGTCATGCGGTTAGCATAATCGGCGCGCGCCACAATGCGGTCAATGCGGTTCAGGCCCACGAAAGGCGCGGCTACCGTCACGGTTTTATCGGTCAGGTTCACGCCGATGCGTCCGCCCACGATGCATGTGCCCGCTTTCACGGTCAGCGTAAAGGCCGTGGCCGCCTGCACCTGCAGGTCGGTCGCCGCCACCATCACCACACCGTCCGAAAACAGCGCGCGGATGATCTGCGCCAGATCGTCCGCGTCGTGCAGCCGGTCGCCCGCGATGGCGTTGTAAGGGTAATACCGGTCCATGTCCATGCTGCCACCTCATTTCAAGCTTTTGATCCGTTCCCCGATGGTCGGTAGCGGGCTGCCGATAGTCAGCGTCCGCACGACCGCCCCGTTCTTTTCCCTGCGAGTGTCCGCAATGATGCGCACGTTCACCTGCGTGCCCCAGCTGGCCTTGCGCACGGTCACGATGTCGCCCAGCATGAAGTCGCTGCCGAAGGTCAGCAGCTTGGTACCCTGCGGCACGGTGCCCGTGGCGCTCTTGACAGCGGCCAGCTTCGCAAGCTCCTTTTGCGCCGCCTCGGTCTTTTTTTGCGCGTACTGCGCCGTGGTGAGCGTCGTGGTGGAGCCATCCGCATTGGTCACGGTCTTCCCGCCGCTGTCGGCCATGCGCGCCTCGCTGCGCGCATACCCTGTACTGGACGTCGCCCCCACCTCAGTGATCAGCCCCGCCGCATCGGTGATGTACATGACGTTTTTCGCGTCCGCGATGCTCTCGGTAAAGGCGATGCCCTCGACGGTCTCCAGCGATTCGTCCAGCAGCACCGGCACGCGGCCTTCGGTGTTGCCAATGCTCCGGTCTGCGCCTTTGGTCACCTGCAGCACAACCTGCCGCGTCACGCTGTCAAACAGCGCCTCCATCACCAGCCCGCTGGCCTCGCAAACCGCCTCGAACGTGTCCGCGTATTCACCCTCCGTAGCCTCCAGCGTGATATCGTCGCCCAGCGCCGCATCGATGCTCCAGCTGAAGCGCGGAAACTGCTTCTTTGTTTCGGTATTCATGGCCGTCAGGATCTGATGGAGCACCGCGCCGGATTTGCCCTTGAAGATTTTCGACACCGGAAACGCGCGCTTTGTCAGAATCCATTTGAGGCACCATGCGCGCACGGAGATGGTCTCCTGCCCGTTGCTCTGCGTATCCTTGATGCACGTGGTCACGATGTAAGCCGTGCGGTCGCCCTGCGGCCAGATCAGGCAATCCGTCCGGATGGCGCGCGTCGATTCATCCAGCGGCACGGTGAACGCCAGCTCGCCGGTCTTTATGCTCCGGTTGGTGATTTCCAGCCCGTCCGGGCTGTCGATCACGCCGGTGCGCACATGCTCATACGGCGTGTAAATCCACAGCAGCATGCTCACACCTCCACATAGCAGGGATAGTAAAACACCGCGACCGTGAGCGCATCCTCGCCACTCTGCGCGCTGTAGGTCAGGTAGTTGTTGCCGGGGGAAAGTTGAAGGAAAGTGAGCGCCGCCGTATCGAGGTATTCAAAGGCGTTGCTTTCCACGTTGCCCTCCGCCCGGTACAGCGTCGCCCGCTTCTCGCCCTTGCCGGTCTGAATGGTCAGGATGTCGTTAGCTTGGAGTGTGAGATTCGCCAGCATGAAGCGCTCGCCGTGCAGCGCGTCGGACAGGCGCGGGTTCACCACCTCGCTGCGGGCGGTGAACACCACACGCATGCCGGTCTCCGCCGTGCCGGGGTTTTGCACGTTGATCACGCGCTCCTCGGTACGCTGGCCAAACATGAAGCCCACGTTTTGCTCGATGGTCAGCGGATAGCCAAACAGCGCCTCCCATGTGGCGATGTACACGCGGCTCTCCGCGTTCTTGCGCCAGTAGGGGTTGGGTGCCATCAGGTACACGTTCAGGATGGAGCCGTCCGTGGCGTTCACGGCCACCTTTTCCACCACGCAGCGGATCACCCGCTCCTCGTACCCCTCGCGCAGCAGCTTCAGCGTGCCTACGGTTTTGGGCTGCAGCGTCATGATCACCGCGCGTCGGGTTTCCACAACCTCCGCCATGATCTTGAGCGTCAGCCCGATGCGGCGGGCGGATAGCTTGCTGCCGATCAGCGTGCTGCCGTCCTGATCGCTCTGGTCGCTGGTGAACAGCGTGGCCTCATACCCGTACAGCCCGTCTGCCTCGGTCAGCAGCACGCCCTGCTGCATGGGCGTCGAGGTCTCGCACGCAAAGGTGCGCCCCGCGTCGCTGGTATAAACCAGTTTCATGTCGTCCTCCTTTCAGGGTCAGGGCGCAAGCCCCAGTTGCTGGCTGAGCTGGCGGATCACCGAATCCGTAAACAACAGCGATACGGGTATCTTCACGCCCTTGTTGGCAACCAGCTGCGCCGATGTGATCGCGCCGCTCACCGCGTTTTTCAGGGCGGTCTTGAAATCCTCCGCCTTCAGGTTCACCGCGTCGATCAGCGCCTGCACCATGCCAGCGCCCAGCGTGGGAAAGTCGGTATCCACAAGCGTCTGGAATGGCGTTTTGAAAAGCCCGATGTTTTCCGTGATGCCCTGCGCGCCGCCCAGCATTACGTTTTTGAAGATGTCCTTCATCACGGTAGAGGGCGACTGGATGCCCCACAGGTCTTTGATGCCCTGAATCAGGCTCTTGTTTTCGGTGTCCATGGCGGTCTTGGCCGTTCCCGCGTTTTCCGTCGCGCCGTCCGCCACGCCCTGCCAGATGTCCTTGGAAACGGAGCCGCCCGTGGCCTTGAAGTCCACCAGCCCGAACAAGCCCTTCACGCTCTCGCTGAGCTTGGCGGTATCGATGCTGGTCAGGTCCACCCCGTCCATGGAGCCTTTGAGCATTTCCAGCACCAGATTGAAATCGCCGGTTTCCATCTCGGTGGTAATTTTCTTGCCCAGCTCGGTCTTGTACTTGGCAAGCACGACGTCCAGCGTGCCGTTCTCCACCATGCCCGCGACGTCCACCTGCGAGGCGTCCACGTTCATCAGGCCCGCCAGCATGGCCTGCACCTTCTGGCGGAACACCGGGTCGGACGTGCTCGTATCCGCGCTGCTGTCCACACTGCCAAGGAAGCCCAGCTTCAGGTAGTTGTCCAGCAGCGCGGAAAGGCGGCTGTCGCCCTCCTGCACGCTACCCAGCGCACCGGCCACGCCGCTGTTGATGATCGCCACGATCTTAGCCGCATAATCCTTCTTGGCCTGCTCCTCATTTTGGAACTCGGTGGTGATGTCCTGTTTGATGATCAGCGCGCCGCCTTCATCCGCTGCTTCCTGCGCAGCCGTAAGCGCCTGCTGCTTTTGGATAATGGCCTCCTTCCGTGCTTGGTCGGCGGCGGTGTTCTCCTCGCCCGCCAGCTGCAAGCCCAGCTTGGTATACGCCTGCGCCTGCTCCGGCGTGGCCTTGCCGCTTTCCATGAAGGTCTTCTGCGCCGCGTAATAGTCCGCAAGCCCCTCGTTTGCGGCGGCGATCTCGCCCTTCATGGTGGCGATCAGCGCAAGCAGCTCGTTATACCGGGCGATCTTATCCGCCGTGATGGCTTCCGTGCCGCCCTTCATGGAGGCGAGCAGCGTATTCAGCTCAGTCTGGTACCCTTCCAGCTCCGCGATTTGCTTGTCGCCGTTTTCCTTGGCAGCGCCGACGATCTTCTCCTTGCTTTCCTCCGATAGCCCCGCGATGCCCTCCAGCGCGGCGGCGATCTGCGCCGCCTTGGCGGCGGTGTCCGTTTTAACACCGGCAATGCCGTCATCCACCCAAGCGTTGATTTCCTTGCGCAGCTTGTTGGCTTCCCCCTTGGTCAATTTGCCGTCCGCAATCGCGGTGTCAAGGTCTTTGGCAAGGTCGGCTTTTTCGAGGCTGATCTTCGCCTTGATGGCCATCACCTTGCGGGTGCCCTCGATTACCTCGTTCACCTTGGAATCGAAATCCGCCTTGCTCTGGTCATCCAGCGCGATGTCCACGTTCAGGATGCGCCGGTTCAGCTTCCCTTCTTCGGAGAAGGTCTCCGCGAACTTGTCTGCCAGCCCGATCAATGCGATGCCCGCCGCGCCAGCCGCCAGCGGCAGACCGGCCAGCCCGATGGCCTTAGCGAGGCCGCCCGCCTTGCTTACGCCGGTGATCAGCTTGGAGATGCTGCCCACCGCGCTGGCGACACCGCCCAGCCCCTTGACGGTCGGGCCTACCAGCGCAGCCGCCCCGGCGCTGAACAGCAGGTTCTTGCGCGCCTCCTCGTCCATCCCGGCCAGCCCGTCCACAAGGCCGTCCACCTTGTCCAGCACGTCGTTGACAATCGGCAGCATGGTTTCACCAAACCGCACCGCGCTGTTCATCAGCCGGTTGAGCGCCGCACGCGCCTTGTTGCCGGTGGTGTCGCTCACGGTTTGGAACGCCTTGTCCACCGCGCCTGCGCTGTTTTGCATTTCGGAAAGCGCCTGCGCGAAGTCCGTGCTCTGCGCCCCGGCCAGCGAAGCCACCGCCTTGTAGGCTTCCACGCTGCCAAACAGCTTGGCGAGCGCCGCCTCGTTACCCCCGGCCTTCTGCTCGATATCCTGGAGAAAGCCCGCCAGCCCCTTGCTCTTGATGGCCGCCGCGTCAAATTCCAGCCCCAGCGCCTTGGCCGTTTTCCGCGCCTCCGCCGAGGGCTTGAGCACATTGGCGAGCACCTGATTGAGCATCGTCATGGCTTGGTTGGTCTGGATGCCGCCCTTGGTCATGGCGGCGGTCGCCGCGAGCACCTCGGTATAACTCACCTTCAGGCCTGCCGCCGTGGCCGCCACCTGCCCGATGCTGCCCGCAATCTCGCCCAGCGTCGTTTTGCCGAAGTTCTGCGCCACGATCATCTGGTTGTAAACGTCCGTCGCGGCGGAAGCGTCCAGCTTCCACGCATTCAGCACGGACGTGCTGCCGTCCACCGCCACCGTCAGGTCAGCAAAGCCCGCCTTCGCCGCCTTGGCGCTGACCTCCATATAGCCCGTCGCCTGATTCACCGCCACGCCGGAAGAAAGCGCCTGATACTCCGCGCTCGTGAGTGAGGCAAGCGCCGTGTTCGTCGCGTCGCTCACCGAGAACAGGCCGTCGCTCAGTTCGTTCAGGGCGTCGGCAGTCACGCCCGGCATGGTGCCCAGCTTTGCCAGCTGGTCCTCATAATCCATGGCCGCCTTGGTGGCTTTGACCATGCCCGCCGCGACCGGCGCGGTGATCAGCAGGCTGGCCTTGTTGCCGAAGGAATTGAGCGATTGTCCGGCCTTTGTGAACGCGGGCTCGGCCTTGGCCGCAGCGGCCTGCAGCTTGCCCCACGCGGAAGCCTGTTTTTTGATCTCCGTTTCCGTGCGCGCCAGCTCCTGCCGGGTCTGTGCGGTCTGCTGGCGCATGGCGTTGTAGCTGGCCTCGGTCTGCGAAATCGTGCCCTGCGTGCGTGCGATATTGGCCTGCACCTGTTTTTCCTGATCGGTGAGCGCCTTGTATTCCTTGCGCAGTTCCTCCACGCGGCCCGCCAGCTTTTCCATCTCTTCGCCGGTCAGATCGCCCGCCTTCTGGTGTTCCTTCAGGGATTGCTTCGCCTGGTCATACGCGCCTTTGGCAGCGGTCACCTTGCCCTTCAGGTCGGTCTGCGAAACGCCCAGCGAGGTCATGCGCTGGCGCAGCTGCTCCAGCTGCCCACGGTAGGCGACGGTGGCACTCTGCTGCACTGTCAGCTTCTGCGCCAGCATTTCCTGCTTCTGCCCCAGCGTGTCGAATTTCTGGCCGGTGGCGGCAGCCTCCGCCGCGCTGGCCTTGAAGCCGCTGTCAATGGCCTTCAGTTCCGTGCCCACGCGCTTGATGCCCGCGTCAAAGCTGCCGGATGAAAGCGCCAGCTTGACCGCAAGGCTGCCTACCACATCTTCTGCCGCCATGTCACTCACCTCGCTTAAAAGAGATTGAACTGATCAATGTACAGCCCCTTGGTGCCGTTCTCATCCACTGCTAGCGGCACATCCGGCTTCGTGCTGCTCCCGCCGCCCATGCCGCCGCGCCAGCAGCGCAGGAAATAGCAGATGTCCATTTCGTCAATGGCGGGCATCGTCCAGCCCTTCGCCATCAGCGTCTGGTACAGCTGCGCGTAGAGATCATCGCCCCAGTCGGCTACCGCTTCGCCTCCGGCTGGGGCGTCGGGTTTTTTGGGAAGCCCTCCGCCAGCGCCTCCGCCACATCGTTCATGATGGCGTCCACGATGCTCACCATATCGAAGAACCAGCCCTCGTAGCCGTCCAGCAGCTGCTGCGCGGTAAACTGGCGGTCGAACGCCTCCACCACAAAGCCGGTCAGGTCGTCGGTGATTTCCTCGGTGTACAGGCTTTCGCCGCTTTCGCTCTTGTTCTCCCTGAGCGTTTGAATCAGCTTCTGCTTGAGAAAATAGGCGTCCCGCCCCTTGCGCGCGGTCACGCTCGCGTAGAACTCGCACGCCCTGCCGTCGATTTGCAGTTTGATCTTCATCATGATCTGTCACCCTTTCACTTCCGCAAGCGCTTGCGGTTCTTACTTTGCAGGAAAGGGCACGCCGGAAACGGCGTGCCCTTGATGTCCTGGGTTATTCCTTACGCAACGGTCTTGGTCGCGGCGGGCGCATACACGGCCTTGGTCCAGTTGGTCACCACCGAGGTCGCAAGGCCGGTCGTGTTGCTGTCGATGGCAATCTTCATGTTCCGGTCGCTCACGCGCTGCGTGGCCTTGAACTTGATCTTGCGGGTCTGGATGGTCACGTTGCTGCCTTCCTTGGTCTTGTAGGCGCTCTCCGGCGAAGAAGGCGTACACTTGTACAGCCACACCAGCTTGTCCGCGCCGTCCGACTTGCGGGCACGGAAACCGATCGCAATGTCCTTGACCTGATCGTCGCTGCTCATCACCACCGCGCCGTTGGCGTCCAGTTTCCGGCCAAACCAGTCCACTTCCATCTCAGGCGGGATGGTGTTCACCTCCACCTCGCCTTCCGCGTCGCCGTTGGCGCTCACGATGCAGAAGGTGCCGTCGTCGCCGTAGCTCTGCTGCTGGTTGCTGCTGGGCACAAAGCCCAAGCCCATCACACCCTGCATCTGCTTGACCTCACCGTACACCGTGCCCGCAGTCGTGTCCGCCGTTACCACAGCGTATACCAGATCGCGCATGCCGACCACCGGCAGCATCTTATCCAGAAGAATCGGTTCGCTCATGGGTTATCCCTCCAGTTTCATCAGTCTGATTTCCACATGCTGTCTGTCGTTGAGAAAATCATCGCTTCGCCCGCGGTAGGCAAAGCCCGCCGCCATGGCCGCGTTCATAATGGCGCGCGCCTTCGTGTCCGCGTCGGCGGTGGTGAACAGGTCCACCTGCATGTACGCGCCGTACACGGTCGGCTGGTCGTCGGCGCTCTGCTCCGCCTGATGCACAAGCATCCGGATCACCGCATAGGTGGGCACCGCGTCCGGCATGGCTAGCGCGCTCGCGGGGATGCCCAGCCCTTCCACGGCGGTCTTGAGGTCGGTGTAGGTGCTCATCGCCGCTTCACCGCCTCCCTGACTGCGTCGCGCATCAGAGCATAGGCCGACTGCTTCTGCTCCTCATACGCCGGGTACAGGTACGGGTGGGGCAGCACCTGCTCCGTTCCCTTGTTCCAACCGCTGGGCGCGTGGCCATGCTCCACCAGATGGTCGTGCGCGCCGCCTTTGGCGTGATGCACCGTGGCCACGCTGCGGTGCTTGCCCACGGAGGTGCTGACCGTGAGGCTGCCTGCGAGATCGCCGCTGACCGAATGAATGCGGCGCTTTGCCGCGTCCGCCACCAGCCCGCCGCCCGCTTCCAGCGCCGCGGCGATTTCGGCCCGCTCGGCCATGGAGCGCGGGCGGTCAAAAAACGTCTGCACCTCTGCCATGCCCTCGACCTGCATGTCGATCATGCCGTGTCCCACGCATCCACCTCCTCGCAACCCAGCACCGTCTTGATGCCGTTTTTCTCTGTGCGCACGATGGCGTACATCACGCCGTCCACCTGCGCGTAGGGCTCGCCGCCGTATTCGTCGGCGTAGATCAGCGCCTGCAGCTGCGGCTTGCCCGTGTAGGCCATGGCCGCATACTGCTCTGCGCGGGTTACCGAGAGCACCTCCGCCGCGACCGTGCGCCGGTTCAGCGTGCCGGGGCGGATGTTTTTCGCACCCATGCCGTCTGTCGCTTCCGTGCCCGGCACCAGCTTCAAGGCTTCGGTCATCAGCGACGCGGTCAGCGTCAGGTCGGTGATGGGCAGGCCGTTGTCATCATCCTGCCCGTGGTAGGCGCGCACCACCTCATAGCAGGGGTCAAAGGTCGCCAGCGTAGATACGTCACGCAGCACAATCACATCGCCATGGCTAATGTTCCGCGCCTCGTGGATGCGGATGCGCGCGCCGGTCTGCACGCCGTCGTTCAGGTTCTCTTTGGACGGTTGCGTCTCAAAGGAAAGCTCCCCATACCACGACTGGGTCAGCCGCGCGAACGCGCGCTCGCCCCTGCGAAACACGCTGCAGATGCCGCTGTCCAGAATCATGCGCCACCACCGTCCGTCTGCTGTGCAAGCCAGCGCTCCCGCCTGCGCAGGCGGAGCCAGTCGGGCATGGCTCCGCCCGTATCGCGGTTCTGGTACTGCCACACGACATAGTCGGCGCACAGCATCAGATCATCGGCCTGTGAATCGTCCAGCACGATGCCGGTGCGTTTCAGCTCCGCCTCCGCTGCCTGAATGCGGCTGGTCAGGTAGTTGTCCAGCGTGGTGTCGCCTGCCAGCCGGTTGAGCCGCGCCTTTACGTGCGGCAACACTTGTGTGGCGTCAAATGCCATGCACAGGCCTCCTTTCCGCTTGGGTCATGCCGTGCTGTCAGCCCTTGGGCAGCTGCGCGAGGTCGCCGGGCGTGAGGTAGCCCGTCTCCGGCATACGGTTCTCGCGTTGCCACCGGCACATGGCGTGGAACGTCTCATAACCGAACACGCCGGTCGCCTCAATCTTCTCGCCGCGCTCGATCAGGTGGCGCTGCAGGGCTTTCACATCCTCGCCCTGCGTGCCGAAGATCAGCGTGCGCGGGGCGGGCACCTCCACCGGTGCGGGCGAGGCCACGGATTGCTCCATGGCCTCGCCCGTTTCGCTGTTTTTCTTATTCGTCATTTCGCATCACCTCCGCCCGGCCTTACGCGTTGGCCGCGTCGGTCGCAAAGGTCACGCTGGTGGTGGGCGTGCCCGCGTCGATGGCGATTGCCACAAAGCCCTCCGCGATCACCGGCAGGCCGTCGTAACGCGCGGTGCCCTTGTAGAGCGTCATGTCCTCCAGGAACATCACATGCTCGCTCATCGCCAGCGCAATGCCCTTGCGCTCCACCAGCAGGTACTCATCCGCGTAGCCGAACACGATCTCGCCGTCCGGGATGAAGTCCAGCTCGATGATCTCACCGCCGATCACGGGCATGGAGCCGTTGATGCCGGACACGATCGCGCCTGCCGCGTTGATGCTCATGGCCTCGATGTTGATGGTCTGGTGGGTGCTCTCGCTCATGAGCCACACCTTCATGCCGCGGCTGTACTTGCCCTTGGCAGCCTTGGCAGCCTTGGCAATGCCCTTGAACAGGTCGATGCCGGTCAATTCCGTGTAGCTGCCGGACGTACCGCCACGCACGGCCAGCACATTCTTGGTGTGCAGGTCTTCCCAGGCGCGGGCGTTGTCGGCGTAGTCGGCGGGCTTGGCGGTCTGCGCGAGGCGGGTCACGATGCCCAGCGGCATTTTGATGCCGGTGCCGTACACCATGGCCTTGTCCAGCGCGTAGCCGATCGCCTGACCGATGGCGGTCAGAATCTCGGTGGCCAGCGCGATGTCGCTGTCTTCCAGCACGCTGTTGCTGATGGGGATATATCCGGCCACCTTGTAGCCGTCCACCGCCACCTGCGAGAAGGAAATGCCAAGCTCGTTGATCTTGCCCTTCATTTCCGTCCACACGGCCTCGGGCACGCGACCCGCGACATTCTGGCGGGCGGTGCCCTTGATCGCCTTGAACGCCACCTTGCCGATCAGCTTGGAGTACTGGTCGATGTTCTCGCGGATGATGGGCAGCACGGTATCCGGGATGTTCAGCTCCGCGCCGGATACGGCGCGCTTCTGGCCGCCGAAATCGCGCACGCGCTGCAGGAAGTCGCGCACCTCCTGCCGGGCGAGGAACGCGTCGCGCTCCTGAATGGTCATGCCGAAGAACCGGTTACGGGTTTTCATGGGGGAATCATCCTCTCTTTCGATGGTCGGTGCCTGGGCCGTTGGCACAGCGGGGGTCGAAGCGCGGGCGTTGAGATCGTCCAGCTCCTGCTGGAGCGTCCTGATCTGCTCCTCGATGGAGGCCACCTGCTGGGCATGGGTCGCCTGCTCCGCGTCCAGCGCGGCGCGCTCAGTTTCCAGCGTGGTCACGGCGTCCTCTACCGTCTGGCGGTCTTCCTCCGCCGTGTCCGGGGTCACCTCGCCCAGCGCGGCGGTCAGCTCCGCCTCGCGCGTATCCAGCGCCGCCGCACGCGTGGCAAAGGCATCCTCCGCCGTGCGCAGCGTGGTCAGCTGGACGCGCAGCGCGGCAATTTTGTTACCGATGATCAGTTGCCTCAGTTTCATGTTTTTTGTAACCTGCCTTTCATGCGCGCCTTCCATTCGGCCAGCGCGCGGCTTTTGATGCCCGCAAAGTCGTTCTTGCGGGCGGTGATGGTCGTGTCCTCATACGCGGGGAAGGTGACGCAGCTCACCTCGTAGAGCTTGACCTTCAGCAGCGTCCAATGGACGGTGCCGTCCTCGCGGTATTCGGTCTTTTCGTCGAGGATGTCAAAGCCGAACGAGCACTGGGTCACATCGCCGCGCTGCACACGGGCGTAGAGGTTCATGGCGTCGCTGTCCTCCGCGTTGATGCGGATGCTCGCCCACAGGCCGTGGTCGTCCACGCGCAGGGTCAGCGTGCCCGCCTTGGTGCGGCCCAGCACCAGCCGGGTCTCGTGGTCGACAAGCGCGCGGATATCGTCGCTCAGCGTGCCGTCAAAGGCGTGCGGGTCCACGCTTTCCGTCGCGCCCGGCCACAGCGTGTACGTGCCGCCGAACACCGCGAAGTAGCCCTCGATGTACCTGTCCGCACCCTGCTCCACCGCGCGGAACTCCGCGGGCGCGCACCGTGCGCGCCGGAACGCCGGTTCATTCGGCATTGGCTCCTCCTTCTGCCGGGTCGGGTTCGGGCTTTGGCTTCGCCTTCTGTCCGGCACCTACCAGCTTCTTCTGATTGCCCAGCTGATCCGCGGGCAGGTAGTTCTCCAGCGCCAGCAGCTCGTTCATCTCATCGTCCGGCGACATACCGATCCAGTCGCGCCACTCGTTGCGGCGCATGGCCATGCGATCGACCATGGCGCTGCCCGCCTCCACGATCTCGGAAAGGTCGTAGGCGTACAGGCTGCGCGGGTTGAACCGCCAGTACAGGTCGGGCGCGATCAGCAGCTTTCGGGTCAACTCCTGCTCAATGAGCTTGGCGCGCGGCATCACCCGCGTTTTGATGAACGCGTTGAATTCATCCTTCTTGAAATCGCCCACGCCCACCAGAAACGGCGGCACGCCGAAGATGGCCGCCACCGAGCGCTTGTCCAGCTCCAAGTTGGATTTGATGGCAAGGTCGTTGAGCGTCAGCGGCTTGACCTGCTCGATCGTGAACGCCTCCGAGGGGATGAACCACGGCCTGCCGTGGTCGGTTTCGTCCAGATACTGGTTGGCGATCCGCCTGCGGCCTTCCGCGCTTTTGTACTCATCCGACAGGCCGTCCACCTTCACGATCAGGGATGGCGTGGGCGATTCCAGCAGCGCGCGCTTGGTCTGGTTCGCCTGCCGGATGCTCTTTACCACGTCGCGCAGCGACACGTTGTACCCGGTACCGTGCCATGGTTCCTCCGGGTCCGGGCGCAGCACGAAGTGGAGCACCTCATCCGGCTGGAACGTCTTCTCGCCGTAGCGGATCACGTAATCCTCGCCGCTGGGCGCGAAGGAGAGCCTGCTCGGTTTCAGCGGCACCAGCCCCTCCAGCAGCCCGTCCGGCGTGAAGCGCGGATACGTCACCTGATTGCCCGCCCCGTCCAGCAGCAGCGTCCACACGATCAGGGACACCAGCGCCTGCCGGGTCATGTGCCGGCTGGGTTCCACGTCCAGCTTCCGCGCCAGCGCGTTGCGCACGCGCACATCGCCATTGGCGGTATTCTGCATCAGGTGGAGCGTCATGGAGCCGATGAGGTCGGCATAGACCGCCGCACACATCTGCACCTCCGCGCACTGCGTGAGCGGCCTGTAGCCCTCCTCGGAGCAGAAAAAATCCCATGCAGCGTTGCTGCACAGGAGAGAGCTGCCACCGATGGTCGTTTCGCGCGCCTGCGCGGCGGGCGCGTCGCGGCTCCTGCCGCGTGTATCGCGATGTTTTTTATGCAAGGTAATCCCACCCCTTCGCACTGTCGGCCTTTTCCATGTCTTCCTTCATGCGCACCACCGCGAACACGTCCGCGTCGAACAGGTCGATGCGGCGCGCGTCCTCCACCTTTTCATACTGGATCATATCGTCGGTCTTTTCGATGGCGGATACGTTCTGCACGCAGTACTCATACGCCTCGGAGCCAAGGTAATACAGCTGGCCGCTCTTGGCCTTGTTTTCGATGTGCCGGAAGCCCTCCGACTTTTTGTAGAAGTACTGCGGTTGATCAATGATCTTGAAACCAGCCTTCTTCATACCCATGAAGTATTCCCGGCAGAATTTGCGGTCGTGGCCGACCTGCACGATGCGGAAGCCCAGCTTCTTCATGGCGATAAACCAGTTGATGATTTCGGCGTGGTTGGTGGTGGGCGCGTTGCTCATGTCCAGCCACCCGTCCTCTTTCCAGCCGAACAGGGGGATGTTGTCCTCCTCCGCCTTGACCGTCGCCGCCAGCAGCGGAATCCAGGCATGCGTGATCACGATGTCGATGTCCCCATACTGCCCGTGCAGCGCGCCCGCCGTGAGGTCGTGCAGCTTGGCAAGGTCTGCGCCGCCATACCAGCGGATTTTCAAGCCCGCCAGATGCTTGAGCTTCTTGGCAAGCGGCCACGCCGGGTCGATGCCCAGCGCCTCACCCGCCTTGCGGTTGCTTGCCCGAAACTCCGCGATGTTGAAATACGCCTTCAGCGAGGCCGTGAAGATGTTCAGGCTCTTGGCCAAGAAGTCTTTGCGCAGCTGCGGGTCGTTGGCTGCCTGATTGGCATCGTTCATGATGTCCGCGGGCCGGATGGTCACGCCGTAGTTGGGGTTTGCCTTCTGGTGTTGCACCGGACTTACATAATCCACGTTGCCCTTCTCATCTTGATCCGCCGCGCAGATGAAGATAAAGTAAGACCAGTCGGTAATCGAGCCGTTCAGCACCTTGCGGCAGTAGGCCAGCTTTTGCGCGCAGAAGGACGTACCGTCGTCGCCCGCCGTCGTGATGCCGATCGTTAGCTTATTGGTGTACGCCTTGGTAGCCTCTTTGAGGATGTTGTACTGCTTGGGCGACTTGTAGGCGTGCATTTCGTCCGCCACCACAATGTTGCAGTTGAACGAATCCTGCGCGTCCGGGTTGCTGGCCAACGCCACCAGATGGAGGGAGCCTCCGCCGATATCCTCGTTGCTCACGGAGTGCTCCATGTTGTTGTCCAGCACCCGCCAGCCGTCCAGCTGCGCATCCTTGCGGCTTGCATACATCACCTGCTCGATGTTGTACGCCCAGTTGTCAAACGTCTCCATGGCCTGCTTGAGCGCAGCGCCCACCACGTACACCTTCGAGCCGCTCATGCGCTCCAGCAGCCCCAGCGCCCACGACAGCGCCGACACAAAGATCGTCTTGCCGTTCTTGCGCGGGATGAAGATAAACGCCTCTTTGACCACCCGCTCGTTCGTGCCGGGGAAGAAGAAGATGAGCATGCCATACACGCACAGCTTCTCCCACGGTTCCAGCAGGAACGGCTTCCCGCGCAATGGCGTCGCGTCCAGCTTCTGCCCCTGCCGGTGCCGGAAAGTGCTCTCGATGATCCCGATCACGAAATCCGCATCCCGCGTGCG